CATCCGATCGAGTGGATTCTTGCGATGACGAAACGTCGCGGGTTCGGTTCGATTGACGGGATCAGATGGACTGACGAAGCGTTGACTGCTGACGCCGCGAAACTGATGCGCGAATACGCACAGTCCACGGGCGCAACAATGCGCGAAGCGTTGGACGCGGCGTCTCTCCAGTACAAGGCGTACCAGACTGGGGCGTGGCGTCTGGCAACGTCGGCTGGTAACCGCGAACTGTACCGGCAAGGTATCCAAGACCAGGTTCATTTGCTTGCCGAAGATCCGATCATGCGCCAGATCGCTAAGGGTTGCACCACCGAAGAAATCATTGACTACTTGCGGAACACCAAGAAAGGCCGTGCGGCGGCACGCGCACAACAGGCACGCTGGTCACGGAAACGCCCAGCCGGCGCAGACAGCGACGTGCGTGTCACCTACGACTTCGTTGACGCAGACGGCAACCTGAACACCGCCAACTGGGAGAAAGTGATTGACAAGTATTACCGGCAACGTCTTGACTACGAGACAGGCAAGTCGCCGGAACTTCGTAACATCATCGCCACGTTTGATGAAGGCGGTGTGTTCGCGGGTGCGGACGGTGAAACTTTGCGTGCTTTCCGGCAGGGCGAACTCGGTGGCGGGCAAGCACTCCCTGGCATCCCAGAACTGCTCGGCTACGACCCCGCGTTCGGTCGTCTAGTTGACCGCCTGATTGACGACGATGTCACCAACCTGCCCGCAACCGTGAAGCATCGTGTCCATGCCAACATGCGCGGCCTCGGCATGTACGACAGCGACGCATCGCGTCTATCACGCGGATTCAATAACACGGTGCAGCACTTCTTCACCGAAGTGTTCGGCAAAAAAGAAGCGTTCATCAACCGGTCGCCGGCGTTCCGACAGTTCTACTACTCGCAAGTACGCAACTTGCTGCCCCGTATGGAAGCAGACGAAGCCCGGAAAATCATCGAGAACGTCAAAGACGCCTATCTTGACGAGGTCGGCGAGGTGTACAAGACGTTGCGTGCCGTCACCCCAGAAGATGGTGTGTACCGTGTCGGCGCAGACCTGCTGGACGAAGCAGAGTACACGTCCCGGTTGAACGCAGCGAAAGCTGCCCGTGACGCAAAGATGGAAGGGTTCTCCGACCAATGGGCACGCCGTTACCTTGGCGGTGGGAAACTCAGCGAACGTGTCACCGGCAAATCGTTGTGGGACGAACTGAACGCGCAAGCAGCCCGCACCAGCCCTGTCGGCGGCACAACTTTCACGGCTGACCAAGTGTCGCTCGCAGCACGCGGATACGCAGCAGAAGAAACGAAGAAACTGTTCTACAACGCATCCGAAGTGTCGAACCTTGCGGACATTATGCGGATCGTGTCACCGTTCGGGCAGGCGTGGGCAGAGGTGATGAAAGCCTGGTACAAGCAGGTGCTGCTCAACCCGAACCGGTTGAAGAACATGTCGGTCACGTTCCGTGGTGTCCGCGACATGGACCCTGACGGTGACGGGAAAGGGTTTTTGTACACCGACCCTGTGACCGGCGAAATGATGTTCAACTATCCGTTCCTTCCCGGTATGGCACCGATCATCATGGGTGCCGCTGGTGGTCTCGCCGGCCAAACCATTCTTGGACGTACCGGTCTGGGGATGCGCGGAGCAGGACTTCTCGGCGTCGGGGCGGGTGCCGTCGCTGGCACGGTTGTCAGCAACAAGATCCAAGACGAAGGTTTGTCCGCACAGTTGGCTGCACCGATCAAGTCGGCGAACATGGCGTTGAACGTGTTGCCGTCGGTTGGCCCTGTCGTGCAGATCGCCGCGAACAAAATCTTGCCTGACAAACCGCAGTTTGACGATGTCCGACGGTTCCTGTTGCCTTTCGGAGCACCAGAGCCAACACCGGAAGGTTTGGCTGGCGCGTTCGTCCCGTCATGGGCGAACAAAATGATCGAAGCGATCCAAGCAGACCCCGACAACGACCGGCTGTTCGGCGACATGTACATTGACGCATACCGTGCGTTGTACGCCACCGGAGAGTTTGACCGGAACAGCCCAGAAAGTATGCGTGAACTGGATCAGCGGGCACGGTCGTCTGCACGCCAAATGTTGCTGTTGCGTTCCATCGGACAGTTCGTCGGCCCTGCACGCCCGAACGTGGTGTTGAACGTACCCACAAAATTTGAGGGCGAAATCAGCATTGCTGACATCGAAAAGTTCCAGATCGAAGGCAACATTCCTAACAACGTGTTGTCTAAAGCGTTCCGTTACTTCCAAGAAGAAGACTTTGACACCGCTGTCGAACGGTTTATCGAGACGTTCGGTGATGACACCCTCATGTATGTCGTTGGTTCCACGACCGCTGTCAGCCGAGGGTTGGACGCATCAAAAGAGTTCGGCGACTGGGAACGTGAGAACCAGGCGTTCAAAAACGAACACGACCAAGTGTTCGGATATTTCGCTAACGTCGGATCAGAGTTTGATTTGGAAACGTATTTGCGTCAGCTCCGCACAGGTGACCGTGAGCGTCGCAGCGATCCAGAAGAAATGTTGGAAGAAGCCGAAGCAGTTGTGGGTCGCGCCATGTACAGGGCTTTCCTCCGCAACTTCGGCCCGAACCCGACCGATGCACAAACTTTGATGGCTCGTAATTACAAACGGTATCTGCAAGAAGCGTTGCCGGGGTATGCGATTGCACCGTTCAACGTGAACGAACGTGCCGAAATTATTCAACGGTTGCAGACAGCAACACAAGATTCGTTGGTTGACGACAACCCTGTTGCCCGTGCGGCACGGGTGTACTTTGAAGAACGTGACCGTGCTATCGCTATCGCACAGGCACGACGTGACCAGCCAGCAATGTCGAATCCGTTGTCGGGGGATAAAAATGCTGACGTTCGTGCCTATCTACGCTATGTAGGTGAGACACTTGTAAGGCGATACCCAGAGTTTGAACGGATGTTCAGCAGGGAATTGTTCCGCGAAGTTGATGTGGATAGTTAGGACACGACATGGCAGACGATATGGAAACAACGGAAGACGGTTTGATTTCGCCGGATGACTTCATCGCTGAGATGTTGATGGCCGGTCTTGGCAGCGAGGAACTGCCACCGTCGATCGAACGTATCGTGTTTGATCCTGGCACCGGCAAACGCGAACTGTCTGACGCGCCCGGTTTGGTCAACGATCAAGGCATCATCCAGCTGGTTGAGAAAGAGATGCCGGACGGGACGGTGCAAACTGTGCCGTTCTATTACGACTTGGATCGTGACCCCCAATCTGCGTACAACAGTTTGTCGCCGGAACGCCGCCAGTTCATTTTGGATGTGATGGGTGACCGTGGTGTGCCGGTGAAAACGTGGGAGCAGCAGCAACGAGCGTTCCAAAAGTTGTATGGGGAGGCGAACCGGTTCGGTAAGACTGCTGATGTGATGTTGGCTGACATTATTGAGAAGGTGCCGCCGACGAAAACCCAGTCGAGGGTTGCGCCGTATCGTGTCACGTCGTCGCAGGATTTGAAGACGGTGTTGAATCAGGTGTCACGGCAGACGATTGGCCGCGAGTTGTCTGATAGCGAGGCTGCTCGGTTTGCTGCGTCGTATCAGCAGCAGCAACGCGAGTATCAGCAGCGGGCGTCTACGCAGTCTGGTGGGACGGTTGAGCAGGCTCCGTCGGCTGATGTTGCTGCCCAGCAGTTTGTCGAGCAGTATGAGCCTTCTGAGGCTAATGCTTACAAGTTCTTGGGTTATTTTGACCAGATGGCTAACAGTCTTAGGAGCAGAATCTGATGGCTGACGAAGAAGAATTTTACACTCCCGTGCCGGCAGGTACGAGCAGGTTGTTTTCTCCACCGGAAGCGTTGCAAGAAATTGCTGAACTTGTTGATCCCAAGTACCGGATGTATTTCTTGTCAGGCAATCGTCAGCTCATGGAAGGGGAATTTGTTTCAGCCGAAGACCGGGTCTTGATTGCTTCTTTGCGTAACGAGATTTTGTCTGGTGGCGATGTCGAGCGGGTGTTTGACAACATCAACCGTTTCTTGGCGAGAGGTGAAACTTTCCAGTTGGCTCGCGGTCAGGTCAGCGCGGTGCTTTCTGGCACTCGGTATGTGAGGCCGACGGAAGACCCTCTGGGGCGTACTGGTGAAGAAACTGGGTTCGGTCGAGGTGGTGGGGAGATCCCAACCGAAACGGCACCTGAATTGGCGACCGGCGCGGAAGATATTGAACCGGGAGAACTGTCTCGGCAGCCGTCTCCTTATGCCGACCCGTACGATAGGCCGACGGAAGGTCTGGGGTTCGGCAGGGGCGTTGAGGAGCCTGCTGTGGAGGGTGCTGCACCTAGCGAGGGGGGCATCGGGGCAGGCGTTATCTCCGATGTCGCCGACACCGAAGCGGACAGCAACATCCCAGAAGACTGGCGGGAAACCGCCCGCGAAATGTACCCCAACTATTACGCGATCGTCCGCAACATCCCTGAGATCGCCGCCCTGCTGGAGCGCGCTGTCGCCCAAGGGTACACACCCGAAAAGTTCCAAGCCGAACTAGAACAAACCAACTGGTTCCTGCAAACCTCCGGTTCTGCACGCGAATGGGAAGTCAACAGCAACCGTGACCCGGCAAGCGCACAACAACTTATCGACGAGAAACGTGTGTCGATCCGCGATACCGCCCTCGCCACATTCGGTGTACGGCTGTCCGAAGAACGCCTCACCCAACTCGCCACCGACAGCCTCCGATTCGGATGGTCAGACCGGTTCCTGCAAAACGCGATCGGCGACGTAGCCACCACCTCAACCGCAGGCATCACACAGCTACGCGAAGGTTACATCGGGCAACAGTTGCGCGAAACCGCTAACAACTACGGGATCGCCGTGTCAGACGCGACATTCAACCAATGGGTGAACAAAGTTGCTGTCGGCCAGGAAAGCACCGCATCATGGGAAGATTACGCGAAAGTGCAAGCGAAAAACTTGTTCCCGTCAATCGCTGACCGTATCGATGCCGGCGAGAACTTCCAGCAGATCGTTGACCCGTACCGGCAAAGCGCAGCCGCGCTGCTGGAAATTGACGGCGGCGATATTGATTTCACGCAACCGGACTGGATCAAAGCGATCACCCAGATGGACGACAAAGGTAATCAACGGCAGATGTCGTTCACCGAATGGAACGATTATGTGCGGCAGAACCGGTCGTTTGGTTACGAGTACACAGAGCAGGCCCAGCGTCGCGCCTACCAGGTGGCGAACCGTTTGGCTGATTTGTTCGGGAAGGTCTGACCATGAGCATGACAGAAACACAGCAGTCCGCGTTTGATGTAATCCGCGACCTGCTTGACACCTACGGGCTGTCAGAACTCGCAGACTTCGTCGGTAACTACATTGTTGAACAAGACGTGATTGACGAAAACGTGTTGATCGGGCAAATCCGCCAACAACCCGCGTACCAGCAACGGTTCTCTGCGAACGAAGCCCGACGTGCCGCAGGACTCAACGTCCTCTCAGAAGGCCAATACATTGCGTTAGAAAACACCTACCGGCAGTACCTACGCGCATCCGGCCTACCGACAGGGTTCTACGACAGCAACGACGACTTCCAAAACCTCATCGCTAACGACGTGTCACCCGGCGAACTCGCAGAACGAGTCAACCAAGGATACGAAGCGATCCGTTTCGCCGACCCAGAAGTCATCTCTCAGATGCAAGAACTGTACGGCGTCGGAGAAGGCGAACTCGCCGCATACTTCCTCGACCCCGAACGTGCCACCCCTGTGCTGATCCAACGCGCACAAGCCGCTCAGACAGCCGCAGGAGCCGCACAGGCCGGTATGCAACTCACAACCGAAGAAGCGGAACGTCTCGCCCAAGAAGGCATCACACAGCAGCAGGCACGCGCAGGAGCAGCGGCAATCACCCAAGCCGAAGAACTGTTCCAACCCACCACAGGCGAACAAGACGGCGCGTTCACCCGCGAAGAACAACTGGGTGCCGTGTTCGGAACAGATCCGGCAGCAGCGCAACGTCTCCGTCAACGTCAACGACGCCGGCAAGCAGCGTTTGAAGGTGGCGGCGGGTTCGCCCAAGGTGCCGGTGGACAAGTCACAGGGTTGCAATAACACACAACATCTTGTGCTACAATTTCTGACGATGCCAAGATATGGCAGGAACCCCGCACAGCGGGAGAAATATGCAGCACCGTCATCTGCCTCCGGGTGACGGTTGGGCGAAGGAGTGTACATATGGACAGCGACATCGACCGCGATGACGAGCAAGAAGGCCGCAATCCGCTACGCGACCGGATGAAGCAGCTAGAAGCCGAAAACGCTGAACTGAAAGCGCGAGCCGACGAGGCATCCGCAGCAGCCCGAGAACTGGCGTTCGTGAAGGCCGGAGTAGATCCGAACCTTCCCGTCGCCAAATACTTCATGAAGGGCTACGAGGGTGAACTCACCGCAGAAGCGATCAGAGAAGCCGCGATCGAAGCACAAATCGTGAAAGACACACAAGCCGAGCAAGTCCAGGCCGAAGCGAAAACGTGGGATCGTTCCACACAAATCGCAGCGGACTCGTCAAGCGAAGCCCCAATGGATTTCTCGACACGCATCAGTCAGGCCAAAACCCCTGACGAAGTGATGCAACTGCTGTCCGAAGCAAAAGCCCAAGCACGCTAGCCCCCTAACCGGGGCTACAACCCGGAAGGACAGCCACAATGGCTTACACCCAGACCTCATCCCTTTCTGTTGACCAGCAGGCGTTTGATCGGCTCGCATACTTTGCGCTCCGGTCGGAACTGCTGTTCGACGCCGCCGCTGACGTGATGCCGACCAACCAGTCGATGCCCGGTTCAACGGTGACGTTCACCATCTTCAACGACCTCGCAGCCGCAACGTCGGCTCTCACCGAGGATTCCGACGTGACCGCCGTCGCCATGAGCGACAGCCAGGTCACCGTGACCCTCGCCGAGTACGGCAACGCGGTGCTGACCACCGCCAAGCTGCGTGGCACCTCGTTCCTTGATGTCGATACTGTTGCAGCCAACGTCGTTGGTTACAACGCCGGCATCTCGATCGACAGCGTCATCCGTGACGTTCTGTCCGGCGGCTCCAACGTCGTGTACGGCGGTGGCGGTGCAAGCACCCCGACCTCGCGCACCACGGTCGCTGTCGAAGACAAGATCGAAGCGAACGACATCCGCAAGGTGACCGCCCAGTTGCGTGGCGACAACGTCCCCACCTTCAACGGCTTGTACATGGCGTACATCCACCCTGACGTGTCGTACGACCTCCGTTCGGAGACCGGCGCAGCAGCGTGGCGTGACCCGCATGTGTACGT